TTGGTCGAGTTTACATTGAAGTCGTCATACGCTTTGTAAATCTTTTCTAGAAGCTCTTCCATCGTTACCCCCTGTTAATTTGCACTACCCTCGTAGAGGAATAGTTAGTCCCTGGAGGCGGCGTCTCCCCATCTTTGACGGCCTCATCCACTGCGGTCTTCGACACCCGTTTCTCAAGGAAGTGGTTCCTCCCATCCCAATCCTCCTTGACCCACTTGACAAATTCCGTTGCATCGGCCATCGTCGCCGATGTTCGCGTCTTGAAAAAGGCAATGCCCACCCCAGTTTTCTTGAAACTGGTAAGTTTTAACTTATCCAGCTCGGAAGTCAACCACTGTTCACGCTTGGCTTGGACGGCCTTCAGTTTCTCGACCTTTTCTTCGTAAATTCTTTTTTCTTCATCGATCGCATCGCGGGTCTTGATATACGCGGCGATTACTGCGTCCGCCGTGACGGCTTTCTTCGCCGGCTCTGCTCTCGGAGCGTTCTCCCTCCTATTACTTCCCATATCGGTATCCTCCTCAACTGCCACCACATGGCACTCGTTTATGAGGAACTTGCCTCGCCCCTCAGTTACCCAGTACGCCCAACCGTTCTCATGCTTCTCGACGATCTCGGCGTTACGGACACAGTCGAAGGCTTCGTCCTTCCACCGGATCTTGGTGCCGGGTACCGGGAGATGCTCCTCGTTCAGATGATCGAAGATCCTGAACGGCGGCTTGACTGCTTCGGTTATTGCATCCATAAGTGCTTTTTTCATTTTGGCTCCTCGTACTCCGCACCCGGCTCCGACCTCGCCCTCCCGAGAGGCAAGATCACCGCACAACGCTTTCGCCGGGTGCGGAGTAAGAAAATTGTTTGTTCCTCATTTTCTTAATTGTAACCCGATTGACAGAGATAGTCAAGGGGTTTTTTGTAAGGCTAGTTACTTTACACTCGCTCCCCTCGCCAAGCAACATACTCTTCGAACGACATACTGGTAAACGCCTGCTTCGTGTTGACCCACCTGGCAAGCTGTCTTTGGAGAAGTGTTGGAGGAGTACCATCAAAGTCTATATACGGCTGGCAGAACGGATCTACCCACATGCCTCGCAAGAACTTCACACGCTCAAGTGCATCATCCACATCTTTGACCAGTACATAGACAAAGTATTTGCTTGGTGTAACCCCATGCCACCGGAGAAGTGTAACCGCTTTCTGAATTGACGGCATCTGCGAAGCGGAGTCACACGCAAGACGAACTGGGTACAACCACTTAACCTTCTTCAGACGCTTCGCTATCGAGTCATCAATTAGACGAGCGTCCATCCCTTGGTTGAAATCTACCTTCACGCCGAGCCTTCCGAGCTTTTCGATCTGGGCTATGCCGTGGCCACATGCGAGGACGTTGTTGTCCATAAGGACGACTGAGTCGTGTGCAAGAAATTCCTCGATGTCTGCATGCGGGCGGATGCCGCCCTCCTTCCTTGGAACGAAGCACCAAGGGCAGCTTCGTAGGCACCCCCTGGTAAGGAACCCGTAGCTTTTATCGCACCTGTATAGGGTGTAATCAGGCATCAGGTGTTCTACTGATTCCGGGAGCTTCTTCGCAACGTCGTAGCCTACACCCCCGAGAATTGTTGTCGCCGGCAGTTCGGGATCTTTCTCTGTAAACGTGAACACTTTGCTGGACACTACTTTGTCGTATTGTTTACCTGGAGCAAAGAACTCAACCTCGTGCCCAGCCTGCTTGTACGCGGCGCTCAACTTCATCAAGGCGAGATTAGGGAACTTTGTCTTGTCCGCGTCGTGGATGCCTATTTTCATCCCCTCATCAACTCCTTTCCTTGGAAAGTTCTAAGACAATATCCTGATACCGCCCGCCCGCTGAAGGCGGAGCGTAGCCTCATTTCGCACCTCTCGCCAAGTCCAGCACGATGTCCTGCATCCGACCCTTCTCCTTCAACACTGCGTAGATCCTCTTCTCCTCTGGTGTAGCGAACACATGGGCTATCTGGGTTGGGAACTTCTGCCCTGGCCGCACAATCCTGGCGTTTGCCTGCATATATGTATCGTGGCTTGTCACCGGAGCGTACCAGATGATAAGCGAAGCTTCGGTAAGTGTCAAGCCGTGGCTCATGGCTCCGGCGTTCGCCACAAGGATATGCGGGTCTTTGATCGACCGAAACTCCCTGAAGATTTTGTTCCGCTGTGTCATTGTGGTACTGCCATCTACGATAGCTACTGACCACTTCTTGCGAAGCTCGGTCGCTACAGCGTTTAGCGCCCCAGTCAGTGGCACGAAGATAATTACCTTCTGCCGGCAGCCTTCGATCAGTTCCTTGATTACCGAGATCCTCGGGCTGAAGTCGACTTTGACTATGTCGCCGTTCGCGCCGTACAGAACGCCAAGAGATGCCTGAATTATTTTCCCGATAAGAACAGCAGCGTTTACTGCCGTCACCATCGTTCCCTTGATCTCGGTCGCTGCGCTTCGGAGTAACTCTTTGTAATGCTTTTGCTGCTCGGCTGAGAGCTGGACCTGGTGGAATGTGTGAATTGACTCGGGCAGATCGACGCAGTCCTTGAGGGCGTAGCGGATGGACGGCTGTAGCACTCGGTTAACTGTCTCTTCAGAGCCTCTCTTTGGCACCCACTTAAACTGAGAAATCTGCAGCATGGTCTCATGCTTGAACGCGGTGAAGTGGCCTTTGTAATTCTCGGGCTTTATCAGCTTTACCTGCCCATAGGCATCGGTCGGCTCGTTCGGAGTAGGTGCCCCAGTCATTCCCCACACGATTCGGGGGATACCACTTTTGTTGATTATCGCGTTCGCAATCTTCCAACGGAGGCTCCGCTGATTGCGATACAAAGCACATTCATCGAGTATTATCAAGCCTATATCTGGCCGCTTCATCAGCGCGTCGGCGATAATCTCCAGGCCGTCGTGATTCACGAGGTAAATGTCGTGCGGCTTGGCAAGGAGTTCGAGTCGTTTCTTCCGATCAGCGTGCAGTATTGCGTAAGTCTTGAGCGGGAAGTTCTGAAAAATCTCATTGCCCCACGTAGGCGCCAAGGTGGAGAGCGGCGCTACCACCAGAACGCGTTTAACTACTTTGATTTTCTGAAGAAAATCGGCGGCCCACAACGAGCTTATCGTTTTCATGGCGCCCATATCGTTCAAACAAAACGCCCGAGCGTTGAGAGTCAAAAACTCCGCAGTATGCACTTGGTGGGCCTTCGGCGAGAAGCGACCCGGCCAATCGTATCTCGTCCGTATCGGACTCGGAGCACCGACTCCCAGGTTATTCAGGATCTTCGCACTTTCAAGGGTGTGCGGCACGGCCACGTAGCGGCCTCCGTCAATGACGGCCTCCTTGAGGAGGGGGAACACTGATCGGAGCTGTCCGACGCTCCCGGAACGGAAGACTAGGTGATTTTTTATTACTCGAACGTCGGACACTTATCCTCCAAAAACTTCCTCGCGCCCTTGTCAAAGTCCGGAGCCTGCCATCTTGGAGAATGGCATAACGCTCGAACCTCGCCCCGGCACTCTTCATAAGCACGAAGATAACCTCGAAGGTACGTTACTTGGTATTGCTTCTTCTCCGCTTTAGCGGAAGCCATGCCCACAAGGGTCTCGCGGATACGATCCTTCCAAACGTTCTTCAGCTTGATAAGCTTCCGCCGAACGGCAAGCCACTTATACACGCCTCTGGCGAGAAGGACGCCGTGCGTTACTTCAGCGGGCACTCCGAACTCTTGGAGGTCCTTGACCACAAGGCTTGGCTTGTTCTGCTCAATGTTCCAGATTAAATCTGGTGTTAACAGGTGGTCGTATTTCAGTTTCATTTGTTCTCCTTCAACCAAGCCTCGAAGAGGCTCAGAGTTTCACTTCCGTCTACGACGAAGACCGCGCCCCCGGAACAGCGAATAGCGTCCACCTGAAGGGCCTGGAAGCCTTCAGCCTTCTTTGTTTTCCTCTTTGTCTCGACCCCGAAGTACTTGCCTTGATGGTGCCCCTCAAAATCTGGGATACCCCGTACTCCGAACGAAGCACCTTTGATGGGCATCCAATACCACCCTTTTGCATCGAGTGGAAGACCTCGCCCGTTCGGCCCGGACCCCGCGTCCTTGGCGTTATAGATTTTGTACTTGGTGAGCAGGGTCTTCGTGATTTTTTTAATCTCTCCCTCTGGTGTGCTCATCCCGCCTCCGTAACTTTATCCCAGATCCGCTCAAGAATCGCGACCTGCTTTATTGTTATGAACTCTTTCTCCGCGATCTGCTCTCCGACCGACTCGATAAAGGTCGTCTCCCACTCGGAGAGCAGAGACTCTCGGTCCTCGCAGTCAGTCACCATTTCTTGGTACTCTTGGAGTTTTTGGTTTTTCATTCTCACACCCTCTC